CAGCACAGACATAGATGCTTTATCAAATGTTGAGGACCAAGCTAAGAAAGGTTCATTTCCATCTTTTGATAATGTTCCAGGCACTTTAGGAGCTATTACAAGTTTGATTAATGCCGCAACAAAAACTGGTGCTCAAAATACATTAGACAACATCGCAAAAGGTTTTGCACCGACATATGACAAAGATGGAAATATAACTGGCACAACTAACTATGGTATTGGCATGGGTCAACCTGGAGGTCTTTTTGGACAAGGAACTACTGTGCCGGGTTACAAACCTTTTGATGATACATCACCTTCAATTGGAATGTACGATGATACAACACCTATTGGAGACGATAGTAGTCCAACGATAATACTACCACGCACACCAAAGCCGCCAGAGGAAGAAAAGACACCTACAAATATTGGAATGATGGGTGGTGCTAATCCTTTTGCACCCACACAAACGCCAGTTGTTGTTGACTCGCCTTTCACAACAAATGTAGGAGATTTTCAAGGCACTGGATTTAGCACTGGAGATTTAAATAGATTAATTCAACAGATAACTGGCATTCAATCACCAACATCTATGGCTAAAGGTGGCGTTGCTGGATTTGCGAATGGTGGATTGATCAAGGCTGTTGATGATTTTCTAGCAACAGGAACATGAACCTAGAGTTTGCAGAATATTTAAGTGATGATGAGTTATCCAAGATAGCTCCTATGCTTGAGCGTTTGTCTATGCTTGAAAAGCAAAAGCTTAGTCAAGACAAGTACATGGATTTTGTAAAACGTATATGGCCTTCTTTCATTGAGGGCAGACATCACAAGATATACGCAGATAAGTTACAGAAAGTAGCAGATGGCAAGATTAAGCGTTTGATTGTTAATATGCCGCCAAGACATACAAAATCAGAGTTTGCAAGTTATTTATTTCCATCTTGGTTAATGGGAAAGAAACCAGATTTAAAAATAATACAAGCTACACACACAGCAGAGTTAGCAGTTGGCTTTGGTCGTAAGGTTAAAAATCTTATTGATAGTGATGACTTTAGGGATATATTTCCAGACGTAAAGTTGGCGGCAGACGCAAAGGCATCTGGCAGATGGTCAACAAATAAGGGTGGTGAGTATTATGCAGTTGGTGTAGGTGGTGCTTTAGCTGGTCGTGGTGCAGACTTACTTATCATTGATGATCCAGTGTCAGAACAAGATGCTTTGAGTCCTACTGCATTAGATAGTATTTATGAGTGGTACACATCTGGACCAAGACAAAGATTACAGCCAGGTGGATCAATTATTATTGTTATGACACGTTGGGGTATTAAGGATTTGACGGCAAGAGTATTACAGAAACAAGCACAAGGTGGTGCTGATAGTTGGGATGTTGTAGAGTTTCCAGCTATCTTTCCAGACACTGATAATGTATTATGGCCAGAATATTGGAGCAGAGAAGAGTTAGAGGGCGTTAAAGCGTCAATACCTGTAGGCAAATGGAATGCACAGTATATGCAGAACCCTACTGCCGAAGAGGGTGCAATTATAAAAAGGGAGTGGTGGAATGTTTGGAATCGTGGTGACCCACCTGCCTGCTCGTATATCATACAATCCTATGACACAGCGTTTACAAAAAATGAGCGTTCTGATTATAGTGCTATTACTACTTGGGGTGTTTTTACTCCAGTTGAGGGCGAAGGAGATGCCATCATCTTGCTTGATGCAGAAAAGGGCAGATGGGATTTTCCAGAACTCAAACTTAAAGCACAGGAGTTGTGCGAGGCATATGATCCTGACATGATATTGATAGAACAAAAAGCAAGTGGTACGCCACTTACACAAGAGTTAAGACGTATGGGTGTTCCAGTTACACCATTTACGCCAAGTAAAGGAGCAGATAAATTTGCTCGTATGAACGCTTGTGCTCCAGTGTTTGAGAGTGGTATGGTGTGGAGACCAGACGCTAATTTTGCAGAGGAAGTTGTTGAGGAATGTGCGAGTTTTCCACATGGTGACCATGATGACTTGGCAGACTCGATGACTCAGGCTATACTAAGATTCAGACAAGGTGGTTTTATATCCACACCAGACGATGAAGAGTTTGAACCTAACTATAGAAGAAAGATGGAGTATTACTAATGTCATTTAATCCAAGTAATCCAGCTAATAGAGCAAAATTTTTAAGAGATAATCCAGAAATGACAGATAAGGATTATGATAGAATATTTGGTATTAAGAAAGAACAACCATCTTTTAAACCAACGGATGCTAATAGGAAAAAATTTCTTAAAGATAATCCAAATATGACAAACAAAGATTTTGATAAATTGTTTAAAGCTAAAGGTGGTATAGTTAAGATGAATATGGGTGGCGTAATTAAAGGTCGTGGTGGTAGTTTTAAAGGAACAAGATAATGTCAGACGAAGCAGATAGAAGAAGAGCTTACAGAGAGTTAGAAGAACGTGGACAACCAGTTCCAGGTAAATATTTTGGAACTCGTATGCCACCGATGAAACAAAAAGAAACTCCAAAGATAAAAGTCATTGATACAACTAAAATGAAGCAATTAAAACTGCTTAAAAAAGGTGGCGAGGCTGATCCATTAAAGGATTTAGCTAAAATGGTCTCTGACTTTGAAAAAGGCAAAACTGGCATTAAGACTGTCGATAGACAGAAGAAGAAAGATGCCGCCATGATAAAAAAATTGAAAAAATCTGCAAAAGTAAGTAAGGTTAGTGCAAAGCCACAAACTTTTGATATAACACCTAACCCTAAGAAAGATCCGTTTAGTGTTCAACAAAAGACAATACAGATGGCTGGTGGAGGCGAAGTTATTAATATGACTAGATCAACAATCATTAATCCAGAAACAGGAGAGTAATGTGGCAGAAAGACCTATAATCAAAGTCGATAAAGATGGCAAGATAAGACAAACTGGTAAGACTAAATTAAAAGATGGCACAATAAGGGTGCAACCAGAAGGTGGTATCAAATTTATTCCAAACAAAAAAGATGGTGGACTTATGGAAGCCATTGAGAAGGTTAAGGCTAAAGAAATGGAAGAAGGTGGTGATGTTCCAAAGCCAAAAAGAAGACCAATTGAACTTGATCCCAATTTAATTAAATTAATTAGGGAGGCAGAAAAATCAACACCTGGAATAATGAAAGCCACTGGCGTTAAGCCTGAAGAAAAAGCAAAGGGTGGACCTATAAGAGGAAGAAAAACACCAAAACCGATGAGAGCTATGAACAAACTAGATAATGCAGTAGAAGAATTTATCGAAACAATCGAGCCATTTCAAGGGACAGTCAGAAAAGGCGAAAAACTTAGGAACATAGATGGTAAAACCATGATTATCAGACAAATGCCTAATCCTAATTTTTCTGGAAATACAATATCAGATAGAGACAGAGCAATGGTAGGTGCTATGTTGGGAGAAGGTGGCAGAATGATCTCTGACAGAGACAGACGTATGGTAAGCCAAATGATGGGTGCTAGAAGAATGGAAGATGGTGGCGTTGTACCAGCTAAATTCAAAGGGTTCTCTAAATTACCAGAGGATGTGCAACAAAAGATGAATCCAACATTGGCAAAAAAATTTAAAAAAGGTGGACCTGTTAAAATGGGTTCTGGTGGTGGTGTCTGTAAAGGTATGGGTGCTGCAAGAGCAGGTGGAAAGTTTAAGCTTAGATAATCATGGCTATTGAAAAAGTAAATGGTATAGAGAACGCTTCTTTGCCAGAGGGTGTGCAAGTTTCAGTTACTGAAACAGAAATAACTCCAGGCATCACAGAACTTGATGACGGCTCTGCAATTATAGGTGAGATGCAAGAAGAATTAGAAGCATCTATGCCAGTGCCATTTAATGCTAATTTAGCAGAATACATAGATGATTCAGAGCTTGGTGTTATATCAAGCGACATTGTTGGCAATATTGATGAAGACATATCATCTCGTAAAGATTGGGAAGACCAATATAAAGGTGGTTTAGAATTATTAGGCATGAACTATGAAGATAGGGCAGAGCCTTTTGAGGGTGCATCTGGCGTGGTACACCCATTGTTAGCAGAAAGCGTTACACAGTTCCAAGCACAAGCATACAGAGAGATGCTACCAGCAAGTGGCCCTGTTAGAACACATATTGTAGGTGCTGAAAGTCCAGAACTTTTATCACAAGCAGAACGTGTTAAAAATTATATGAATTACCAAATAACCTATGAGATGGAAGAATATGATCCAGAGTTAGATCAAATGTTATTTTATCTTCCAATTGTAGGTTCAGCATTTAAAAAGATTTATTTTGACCCTTCTATGCAAAGGGCAGTTTCAAAATTTGTACATGCAGAGGATCTTATTGTTCCTTACAATGCAACAGATTTAAGGACTTCAACACGCATAGCTCATGTTGTCCGTATGGATAGAAATGAGATAAGAAAGTTACAACTTCAAGGGTTTTACAAAGATATAGATTTACCCTCATCTGATAGTGGAGGAACAAATTATGATGAGGTAAAAGAAACAATAGATGACATACAAGGCATTGACAAAGGTTCTGGCTACAACGAAGAGATAACATTATATGAAGTTCACACAGATTTAGATTTAATTGGCTTTGAAGATATTGGTCAAGACGGAGAACCTACTGGATTGAAGATGCCCTATGTTGTTACAATAGTGGAGAAATCTGGTGAAATATTATCGATCAAAAGGAATTTCAATGAAGGCGATCCATTCCGTAGGAAGATCCCTTATTTTGTGCATTATAAGTTCTTACCTGGTCTTGGCTTTTATGGCTTTGGCCTTACTCATATGATAGGTGGCTTATCAAGAGCATCAACATCAATATTAAGACAACTAATAGACGCAGGTACATTGTCTAACTTACCTGCAGGATTTAAAGCAAGAGGTGCAAGGATTAGAGATGATGAAACTCCACTAAATCCTGGCGAGTTCAGAGATGTAGATATGGTGGGTATGGATTTGCGTCAAGCAATTATGCCTTTACCATTTAAGGAGCCATCTCAAACCTTGTATTCTTTACTTGGAACATTAATTGACTCTGGCAGACGTTTTGCGTCTATGGCTGACATGAAAGTTGGCGAGATGCAAGGCAACGCTCCAGTTGGCACAACTATGGCTATTATGGAACGTGGGACAAAAGTCATGTCTGCAATTCATAAGCGTCTACATTATTCACAAAAAATAGAGTTTAAATTACTAGCTCGTATATTTGCTATGGATGTCCCAATGTATCCATATCAAGTGCCTGGAGCACCACCCGAAATAAAGCAAACAGACTTTGATGATAGAATTGATATATTACCTGTGTCAGATCCAAATATATTTTCTATGTCACAACGCATAGCGTTAGCACAAACACAATTACAACTGGCACAGAGTAATCCAGATATTCATGGGCCAAATGGTATGTACCAAGCATATAGAAAAATGTATGAAGCTTTGGGTGTAACTAACATAGAGGCTGTGTTGCAACCTCCCCCACAGCCTATGCCCATGAACCCTGCGAAAGAAAATCAAGAAGCTTTAAAAGGTGGTGCTTTAAACGCTTTTCCAGAACAAAATCATCAAGCACATATAACTGCACATTTAGCTATGATAAGCACACCAGTTGCACAAGCAAATGCCGCAATAATTATGACTTTACAAGGACATATATCAGAGCACATAGCTATGATGTCTGAATTACAAGCACAACAAGAGGTTATGGCATCAATACCACCAGAGCAACAAATGATGATGCAACAAGATCCTAATGCAATGAAAGCTATGCAAGATCAGATAGCATCAAGAAGTGCAGAACTAGCCGCAGAGATACAAGAACAATACGCACAAGCCTTAACACCACCTCCAAGTGAAGACCCACTTGTAACAATTAGAAAGCAAGAGTTGGCACTAAGAGGACAAGAGATAGCACAAAAACAAGATCAGTTTGAAAAGAAACAAACGCTAGATAAAGAAAAAGAAAGAAATGATGTACTGCTAGATCAACAAAGACTAGATCAACAAGAGGAGATAGCTAATCAAAGAGATCAAACGCAACGTGATATAGCGGCAATGAAATCAATGAAAGGATAAAATAATGGTAAGTTCTATTAGAGAAAAAATTTGGGAAGTAGAAAAAGAAAAGAAAAGACAAAGAAGACTTGCAAAAGAAGGAGTTGTAAATGCCATTGAAGAAAGGATCGAGCCAAAAAACAATCAGCAAGAATATACGCAAGTTGAGGAAAGAAAAGTATCCACAGAAACAAGCGATAGCTATAGCATTGTCAAAAGCGGGAAAACAAAGAAAAAAAGTAAACCGAAAAAAGCCAATAAAAAAGAGTAGTGGTGGTATAATAAAAAAGTTTTCTGATATAGCTAAACCACAAAAATTTAAGGGTATATTTTAATGGACCCAGCAACCATAGGTGTAGCTATTACGGCAGCGAATACGGCATTTAACGCAATAAAGCGTGGATTCCAAGCAGGTCGTGAAATAGAATCTATGGGCAAAGATCTAGGTCGCTGGATGACTGCTTTAAGTGATATTGATAATGCAGAAAAATCTGCAAAAAATGCCTCACCTCTTAGAAAATTATTTAAAGGCAACGAAATACAAGCCAGTGCTATAGAAGCTTTTACTGCAAAAAAAAAATTAGAGGCTCAAAGACAAGAACTTAAAACTTTTATAAACTTTTATCATGGTCCTAATTCTTGGAATGAGATTCTCCAAATGGAAGCAGATATAAGGCTGCAAAGAAAAAAAGAAATATATGACAGACAACAATTTGTAAGAAAAATATGGGAAGTTATAGGCTGGATATTTTTAGCTTGTACAGTTGTAGGATTTTTATTTTTTCTTGCGTGGATTTATAAAGAAGGTAGAAGATGAGTGATAAAGATAAAAAACCAATAAGTGTAAAGATTGACGAGAATAGTTTCGAGCTATCTTTAAGAATACTAAGTAACGAGTTTGTTGCAATAAAGATTGGATCAACTAATTTTAGTGGTAAACTGATAGCAGGTGGAATTTTATTGTTATTTTTCACTCTGATATTACTGGAGGGCTTTGGTTTGAATGAGCTATTAATACAATGAACGCAGAAACTTTAATTAAACTTAAGATATTACCAAGATTTATGATGTTAGCTAGTACAGTTATGTCATGGAGATGTGCAGAATGGTTTATGAACTTGGATTCCCCAACTGCTAGTCAATCCGCTTTCGTATCAGTCGTCATGGGCGTTATGACAGGCGTTTTCGGTATTTGGATGGGTCACGAGCATAAATCAGATAACAATGTCACACAAAAAAAATAAATTAAATTTTTCAGAGGAGTTTAAATGCCACATTACACAAAACCTTTAAAAAAAGTTATAGGCGGGTTACGAAAAGCCTCTAAATTACACGCAAAGCAAGCAAAAGTTTTGACAAAAATAAAAAAAGATCAAAGCAAAAGATACAAAAATGGCAAAAAGAAAAAGTGATTAATTTATGGCAAAAAAAGATCCAAAAACTGGTTCAGGAAAAAAACCTAAAGGTTCGGGAAGAAGACTCTATACTGACGAAAATCCAAAAGACACTGTTAGGATTAAATTTGCAACTCCTACTGATGCTCGTGCAACAGTTGCAAAGGTCAAAAGAATCAATAAGCCTTATGCTAGAAAAATTCAAATCCTTACTGTCATGGAACAAAGGGCAAAAGTAATGAAAAAAGCAGAGGTAGTTAGAATAGCTAAATCTGCTAAAGAGTCATTGAAGCGTGCAAGAAAAAAATGACTGTGTTTATGCTCATGTGTTATTTAAACGATGTTTATAATGGTGGAGTGTATTTTAAAAATGTAAATGATTGTTTGTATTATTCAAAAAGATTGAGCAATCAAAATATAAATATGTCAAAAGAAGTTGAAAACTATCAATGTATGTGTAAACTCATACCAAATATAAATCCAAAGAGAGTGAAAGTGTACTAGGAGGTAGCCATGTTACAAGCACTTATAGGTCCAGTTACTGGACTATTAGATAAATTTATTCCAGACGCAGATCAAAAAGCAAAACTCGCCCACGAGATAGCTACGATGTCCGAAAAACACGCTCAAGAAGCGTTACTTGCCCAGTTAGAAATAAACAAAGCTGAGGCTGCAAGTGGTTCTATATTTAAGGGTGGATGGCGACCTGCTGTTGGATGGGTCTGTGCGATTGCCTTTGCATATCATTTTATCGTAAAAGATTTAATTATATTTGGTGCGAGTTTTGCTGGTGCAGAGCTACCAGAGCTACCTGAATTTGATATGGGTACACTTTTAACTGTTCTTGGCGGAATGTTAGGAATTGGTGGATTGCGGACATACGAGAAGCAAAAAGGTTTAACTAAGTAATGGAAGATGAAAAAAAGAAAGTTGCTATTTGTTATATTCATAAAGTTGCTATGAAAGAAGTAGAGCATGAGGAACCAATACCAGAGTATGGTATTTATCGTTATATAGAATATAAATGTCCTGTTTGCTTTACTACTTGTGTGGAAACCTAATTATGGATGCAATTAAATTAGCGGAATATTTATTAAAGAACATTCGCAAAAGACAAGAAGAATTAACACAGTCTTTAGCAGATGGCTCGATAGACTCCATTGAGGACTATCGGTTTATTACAGGTCAGATACGAGGCATGACTTGGGTAATAGAAGAAATAAGAACCTCGATGAAAGGTATAGAAGATGACTAAAAAACTTTATGTTCCCGACAGATTGTTGGCAAAAAATATTAACCCAACACCATCTGCAATAAGCAAAGGATTCAAAAATGAAGAACCTAACAAAAATGAAGATGATCCTTCAAAGTTAGATGAATCTACATTGAATAGGTTGCCACAACCAACTGGTTATAGACTTTTGGTAATACCATATTATCCGAAAGAAAAGACTAAGGGTGGCATATACATACCTGATGCAACAAGAGAAAGAGAATCATTTGCAACAGTAGTAGCTTATGTTGTCAAAATGGGTCCAGACGCATATCAAGACACTCATAAATTCCCAAATGGAGCGTACTGTTCTGAGAAAGAATGGGTACTTATGGGCAGATATGCTGGAAATAGGTTTAAAGTGGAAGGACTTGAGCTTAGACTTATAAATGATGATAATATTATTGCAAAAATACTTGATCCAACAGATATTTCTTATGTATAGTGGAGAGCATGATGAATGAAACACAAGAACAAATTAAAGAAGAAAACTCTGTCGAAGAAAACGTAATAGTTGACATCGAGGAACCAGAGCAAAAAAAAGTAGAGACTCAACCAGTTGTTGAAAAAGAAGATGAGCGAACAGATGTTCGTTCTGAACAATCTGAAGAAGAATTAGATGAGTATTCAGAAAATGTGCAAAAGCGTATTAATCAACTTACTGCTAAAAGAAAAGTTGCTTTAGAAGAAGCTGATGCTGCATACAAATATGCAGAGGAACAAAAAAGAAAAAATGAGGAGCTTCAAAAACAACTTCAACAACTAAATACTGGCTATACTTCAGAGTTTGGAAATAGAATTGAAGCTCAAACTGCTAGTGCAAAAAAATTATACAAGGAGGCTTTTGATGCTGGAGATGCTGAAAAAATGTCTGAAGCGAGTGACCTCATGGCTAGACTTGCTATTGAAAATGAGAGGCTCAGAATACAAAAACTTAGAACCGAAAATGCAGCAACTAAAGCAGATGAGGGACAAAGTAAAGAAAACCAACCTCAAGCGAGGCAGGCCCAAGAAAAACAAGAGATAGATCCAAAATTACAATCTTGGCTTGGTAAAAATACTTGGTTTGGTCAAGATATGGTAATGTCTCGTGGTGCTCAAGCTATACACGAACAAATAGTAAGTGTAGATGGATTTGATCCATCAACAGATGAATATTACAAGGAAATAGATAGAAGAATGAGAATTGAATTTCCTCATAAGTTTCAGAGTGACAGAAAAGTCGCCCAGACTGTCGCACCTGCAAACGGCAAAGCCGTATCAAGTGGGCGGAAAAAGCAAATAGAGCTTACCCCTGGACAAGTTGCATTTGCTAAAAAAATGAGAATACCTTTAGATCAATATGCAAAAGAGGTATCTAAAATTGAAACCAGGAAAGGAGCCTAAAAAATGGTGGATAGAACCAGTCGAGAGTCTGCAACTCGTGAAAAACAGGAAAGAAAAAAAGGTTGGACACCGCCAAATCAATTAGATGCTCCACCAGCACCTATAGGTTATAAGCATAGGTGGATTAGAGAACGAGTTATGGACTATGATGATAAAGCTAATGTTCATAAACGGCAAAGAGAGGGATATGAACTTGTTCGTGCAGAGGATTATCCAGATGCAGAATTTCCCGTGATTGATGAAGGCAAAAATGCTGGAGTAATTGGTCAAGGAGGACTTTTATTAGCACGGATTCCTGAAGAAATAGTAGAAGAAAGAAATGCTTACTTTAGGAATAAGACAGATACCCAGATGGAGGCTGTTGATAGGGATTTAATGAAAGAGTCAAACCCTGCAATGCCAATATCTAAGGAAAGAAAGTCTCAAGTACACTTTGGTGGCAAGAGACAAAGTTAATAAAATTCTTACTTAGGAGAGTAAAATGGCAAATCAAGATGCTGCTTTCGGTATGAGACCAATCAGAATGATAGGTGGTGCACCTTGGACTGGTGGTCAAAGCCGATATAGAATCGCTGCCAATTATGGAACTGCTATATTTCAAGGTGACATGGTTATGCAAGTCACTGGCGGAGGCGTGGAAGTTCACGCTGATGGTGGTACTGTTCCAATAGTTGGAGTGTTCAATGGTTGTAGGTTTACAGACCCTACAACTGGAAAAGAAACTTTTTCCAACTTTTACCCTGCAAGCACAAATGCTGCGGACATTGAGGCTTTCATTATAGATGACCCAAATGTTATCTTTGAAATCCAAGCTGATGCTGCATTTCCAGTTGCAGATTTATTAGGTAACTTTGACATCGTTTATACCACCGCAGGTTCTACTGTAACTGGTATTTCTGGTGCAGAGTTAGATGTAACAACAGGTGCAACCACCGCTGGTTTACCTCTGAAAGCGATTGATATTTCGCAAGATCCAGAGAATAGCGATGTTTCATCAGATGCAACCAATGTCTATGTTGTGATTCAAAATCACATATTTGGGCAAAAGGGTGCAGGATTAGCGTAAGGGAGATTAGATTATGGCTATATCACGAGCACAACTAGTTAAAGAACTAGAACCTGGTCTTAACGCTTTATTCGGCATGGAATATGATCGTTATGATCAAGAGCATACTGAAATCTTTGAGACTGAATCTTCAGATAGAGCATTTGAAGAAGAGGTCATGTTAAGTGGATTTGGTAATGCTTCAACAAAGTCAGAAGGTGCTGGAGTACAGTTTGATCAAGCAAACGAAGTCTACACTTCAAGATATACAATGGAAACTATTGCATTAGCTTTTGCATTAACAGAAGAGGCTATGGAAGACAATTTGTATGATCAACTTGGAGCTAGATATACAAGAGCGTTAGCAAGATCAATGTCTCACACAAAGCAAGTCAAAGCTGCTGCTGTGTTAAACAATGCGTTTGATTCAAGTTTTGCAGGTGGTGATGGCAAAGAGCTTTGTGCAACAGACCACCCATTAGGTGGTGGTGGTACATTTAGAAATGAACCATCAACTGCAGCAGATCTAAATGAAACATCATTAGAAAATGCTTTGATTGACATTTCACAATTTGTTGATGAAAGAAACATGATTGTTGCATTAAGAGGAATGAAATTAATTGTTCCACCTGCATTGCAATTTGTTGCAGACAGACTGCTTGAGTCAACTCTAAGAGTTGGTACATCTGACAATGATTTAAACGCTATTAAGAACAGAGGGATGATACCAGATGGTTACACCATTAATCATTTCTTAACTGATACAGATGCGTTTTTCTTAAAAACAGATGCACCTAATGGTTTCAAATATTTTGAAAGAATACCATTAAGCACAAGCATGGAAGCTGACTTTGACACAGGCAACATGAGATATAAAGCTAGAGAGCGTTACGCCTTTGGTTTTTCAGATCCAAGATGTGTCTTTGGTTCTCCAGGAGCCGCATAAAAATATTTACATATTTTATAAGGGGTCTTTTCAGACCCCTTTTTTTTGTGTATAGTTAAATTACCTTGACGAACAATTAAGTTCGACATTGGCCAAGACAAGGAGACTAACATGGCTAACACAACCTTTTCAGGTCCAGTCCGTTCCGAGGGTGGATTTAATGTAATAAATAAAGATGGCACAAGTGGTGCTATAACAGAAACTGGGTTTTCAGTTAATTCAACTGGACAACTTATATCTATGGGTACAAGAAAAATTCAAACATTTGCAATAAGTCTTGCCGATACTAATGCAGGATCAGTTACTTATGCAGACGATGATGTTCTTGTTGAGCTCGGTGAATTAAACACTGATCATCCAGATGCTTTAGTAACTGCAAGTAAGTTTTTCATTCATAAAGTGGTTATAGGTATTACAACTGCGGCAGCAAGTGATGCACAGTCAGTAGCTAATCTACAACTAAGTGCAACATCTGGAACTGCAACTAATACTGCAATATCATCTGGAACAGAGATTGTTGGTGCAGGAGTAGCTTCTTTTAATCCAAGAATATCTGCAACAGACTCTGTGACAGAAATAGATATAGATTTAGATGCAACTGCTGGTACTTTCCATGTGTTTGAGCCAAACATAAATGCAGCTATAGCAAGTAAAAATTTATATTTATGTGCAGGTGCTGCTTGTGATACTGCTCTAACTGCTTTCCGTGCAACTCTGGAAATAGAATACTCAGTTTATTAATAGGAGAGTAATATGGCAGACGCAGTTACCTCACAAACTTTAGTAGACGGACATCAAAATGCTGTTCTAAAATTCACTAATATTTCTGACGGATCAGGTGAAAGTGCAGTAAAAAAAGTTGATGTTTCTGCTTTAGCAACAAATGCTAGAGGAGAGGCTTGCACTAGAGCTACCATTGAAAAGATTTGGTGGCAGTGTAATGGCATGAAAGTTAAAGTTTTGTTTGATGCCTCAACAGATGACTTTTGCATTGAGTTAGGTGAAAATCAAAGTGGACACCACGATTATACATCTTTTGGGGGATTAACCAATCCTGCAAGTTCTGGTGTAACTGGTGATATTATGTTTACTACAGTAGGTCATTCATCAGCAGATAGTTACACTATCATTATGCAAGTTAGAAAGAGCTATGAATAATGGCAAGGAAGCCTGACAAGCAACCGCCTAAAACTAAAAAGTATTTCCGCTCCACTAAATCTGGAGCGGGAATGACTAAAGCAGGTGTTGCTCGTTATAGAAGAGATAATCCAGGTAGTAAATTAAAAACTGCTGTGACTGGCAAAGTTAAAGCAGGAAGTAAAGCGGCTAAAAGAAGAAAGTCCTTTTGTGCAAGAAGTGCTGGACAAATGAAAAAATTTCCTAAAGCAGCAAAAGATCCAAACAGTCGTTTGAGACAAGCAAGAAGAAGATGGAAATGTTAAATGACAAGTAAAGAGTTATTAAAAATGTTGGAAAAACATGAATCTGTATGTAATGCTAGATTTGATGGTATTAATAATAAACTTAACAAATTAGATACTCGTTTATGGGGTATTTATGGAGTTATCATAGGAGTAGCAGTTCTTGAGAAGTTTTTCTAATGGTTATGGGCAGGTCACAAATGTCACGGCAAGTGTCAAAGCCTCCCCAAAAAAGGAAGTGGAGTAATGCGAGGAAAAGGAAAATCAATTGCAAAAGACCTAAAGGATTTTCTGAAAAAGCACATTGTGCCGCTAAAAAAAGGAGAAGTTCTAAGAGCAAAAGGTAAACCATTAAGTGATTGTCCACAGTGCATGAAAAGAAAATATTGGTGTACTTGTTGGAAAGTATTGAAAGGAAGATATTATGCCTAAAGACGCTTGTTATCATAAAGTTAAAGCTCGTTATAGAGTTTTTCCATCAGCCTATGCTTCAGGAGCTATTGCTAAATGCCGAAAGGTTGGAGCAGCCAACTATGGAAAAGGTGGCAAAAAAGCTAAGAAAAAAGCAGAGGGTGGCGTTATTACAATGGCTAATGGCGGTAACGTATCAAAAGGTAAAACAAAAAGACCTTCTAAAAATCCAAACATAGCAAGGGGTTGTGGCGTTGTTATGAGCAATAGAAGAAAAGTTACAAAGTTTAGATAATGGCGGTTCGTAAAACAAAAGCTGGCCTTGCTCTTAAACGATGGTTTAAGGAAGATTGGAAAGATCAAAGAACTGGTAAAAAGTGTGGCAGACAAAAGGGTGAAAAACGTGGCACTCCTTATTGTAGACCTACTAAACGTATTTCATCAAAAACACCAAAAACTGCATCAGAAATGTCTGCATCAGAAAAAAGAAAGCGTATTGCACAGAAAAAAAGATTAGGTCAACCAGCAGGCAGACCAAAAAGAGTTCAGGCAGCAAGAAGAAAAAAGAAATGAATATAGAACATAAAATTTGTGAAGAAATACGTCAGTGGTCTAAACACGCTTTAGAAATACCTAATAAAAATTATAATAATTTACCATCTTGCCCTTATGCTAAAAGTGCTTGGAAGAATAAAAAAGTAGGTTTTGCTCTTAAAACCACAGAAAGTTACGACATAGTTTACTCTTTAATTAATAAATTTCATGACTCAAAAGATTTAATAATTGTTATTGATATGTGTTTTGAAAGTAATGATGTTTTTCATAATAATTTAACTAATTTGAATGAATTAATACATCAAAACAAATTTAACCAAAGAGATATTTGGTTAATGGGATTCCACCCTGATGATGACGTTAATGAACTAATAGATGATGGTTCTTTTGAGGAAGTTGTCAGTGAGGAATATTCTTTGATATTCGTACAAAGATTAAGTAAGCTTCAAGAAAGTGCAAATAAATTGAAGAAACTTGGTTATTATGATAATTATTATAATAGGTACAATGTTGAAGACATTTATGAGCAACGTGAAAACTACTATAGGAGACTAAAATGGCAATGAGTCCAAGAAAAATGATGGCTATGTCAAAAGAACTAGCCAGAGCTGCTAAAATGATGGAGGGTGGTGAAGCAAAACCTAAAAAAATGAGAGGCGGTGGCATGGCTGCAAAGAAAATGCGTGGTGGTGGAATGGCTAAAAAAGGTTTTGCCAAAGGTGGTGCTGCGATGAAGAAAAAGGGCTTTGCTAAAGGTGGCCGTGTATAAGTGCCCTATTTACAAAGTAACATCCCTCATTTTAAATGTTGGGTGAGAAGAGAGTATACGCACAACCACGAAAAATATCACGGAGAGTTTTTACACGCTATGGCTATAGCAGTTACGACTGTGCCTGATAGGTGTTTAAGTTTTCAAGTTATATTTACTGGTTGTGAGTCAGATTTTGATGATAGTCAAAATATAAATGGTGGAGCTATGTGGGCAAGGATGCCAATTACAGCTTTAGTTGCAGATACTCCTTTAAAAGAATGGCCAGATCCTATGCTTGTGCATTTAGTTCAACCTTGGGATTGTAGTTCTCATTATCACTCCATAATTAAAATGGATAGAGTTAGCTCAAGTCCTTGGAAATGTAAGATTGATGGTAAATTTTATATAGGAAAATATCTTTTTACAGTTGATTATACAGAGTCCGACATAGCTGACGACCCCGCACAACATAAACAAAGTCATGTTATTGAATTAACTGATGCTGGTAAATGGACTGGAAATATAGTAGCATTACCTAATAATAGAGTTCGTGCTACAAGTCCTGCTTTGTGGGAGACAGGTGAGGGTGCACCTGATTTTAAACCAAGTCAGTGGATTCATAACGCAGAATGTGATAATAGTTATATGGACCCTAGCATTACGTTTAATAATTTGTATAAGGATTAAAAGATGGCAACTTCAAGTTCTACTGATTTTGATTTAGATGTAGCAGAGTACATCGAGGAGGCTTTTGAAAGATGTGGCTTAGAGGCTAAAACTGGTTACGACTTACAAACTGCTAGAAGGTCTATGAATATTATGTTGGCAGAGTGGGCAAATCGTGGTCTTAATCAATGGACTATTGAACAAAGAACACAAACTGTCACAACAAATGATTCAGAGTATAGTTTAGCAACCGATGTAATTGACATATTATCTTTAGTTGTTAGACGTAGTGGGACTGACTTTTCAATGACTAGAATAAGCAGAGATGCTTTTCTAAACTTACCAAACAAAACCTCTACTGGAAGACCCACACAATATTTTTTAGATAGGCAAATAACACCAAATTTAAAATTATTTCCTACACCAGAAAACAGCACAGATGTTATTGTGTATGATGCTTTAACACGCATACAAGACGCAGACTCGCAAGTTAATACTATGGAGGTGCCTTTTAGATTTATACCTTGTTTAACTGCTGGATTGGCTTATTATATATCTATGAAAAGAGCACCAGATAGAATACAATTTCTTAAAACTGTGTATGAAGAAGAGTTTGAAAGAGCAATGGCAGAAGATAGAGATAGATCTGCTTTTAACGTATCTCCTAAATTAGATTATTATAAGGTAGGATAATGGCTTTTGCTAGTGGTAAATACGCTTACAGAATATCAGACAGATCTGGATTTAGGTATAAATTAAAAGACACTCGCAAAGAATGGAATGGTTCTATTGTTGGCAAAGATGAATATGAAGAAAAACATCCACAATTAGAGCCAGTAAGAAGTCGTGCAGATAATCAAGCAATCAGAGATGCTAGACCAGACACGGAAGATGATGGAAAAAAATTCATTGTTTACACAAATACTGGATTAGGTAATATAGGAACATTACTTACGACATTTAGTGCAACGGCTTCAGTTGGAACAGTAACAGTGAGTACAACATGAGTTTTACATTAACAACATTAACAGCTTCAATACAAGAGTGGACTGAAAATGATGAATCAACTTTTGTAGCAGAGATACCATTTTTTATAAAAAATGCAGAAGAAAGAATATTTAAAGTTGTTGATTTAGATCTTTTCAGAAAAAATGTTACTGGAACAATGACAAGTGGTAACAAGTTTTTAGAAAAACCATCTGATTACTTAGCAACTTTTTCTTTATCTTATGTTAACTCAAGTAGTCAAAATGTTTTTTTATTACAAAAGGATGTTAATTACATACAAGAATTTACACCAAACTCAAGCACCACTGGTAGTCCTAGATTTTATTCATCTTTTGATGTTGATACATTCATAGTTGCACCAACTCCAGATTCTAGTTATGCCGTTGAATTACATTATTATTATAGACCTGCTTCGTTAACAACTGATGATTCTGGAAGCACTTGGATAAGCACAAACGCACCAGATGCTTTATTATATGCTACACTTGTAGAGGCATATACTTTTATGAAAGGTGAGTCAGACTTAATACAACTATATACTGCAAGATTTACAGAGGCTATAAGCAGACTTAAAGTATATGGTGAAGGACAAGAAAATACAGATGCTTTTAGGGAGGGTTTGGTCAGAGTTCCAAAACAATAGAGGGTAGCAAGATGAAAAACAAAAGCATAGCTATTGTTGCACTTGGCAATAGTTTTTCAGAATATATATTAGCAAAAATAAGAAGTGAAAAATTTGATGAGGTATGGACAATTAATTCTATGTCTGGTGTTATCTATCACGATAAGTGTTTTATGATGGACCCGCCCTCTAGGTTTTTGGATTCACCCAACGCTGGTAAACAAACAGATGTAATGACAGAAAGACTTTTAACTAAAAAGGACATACCAATATATTCTTGTTGTTTAGATAAAAGATGTCCTGACGTTGTGGAATATCCTTTACAAGAAGTAATACAAAAAACTGGCTATGCTTATTTTAATAACACAGTATCTTATTCGATAGGTTATGCAGTATCACAAAAAGTGTCAGATTTACATTTGTATGGAATAGATTTTACTCATAAAGATGTTGCTTTTGCAGAGGCAGGCAGAGCGTGTTGTGAATTTTGGTTAGCTATAGCTATTTCAAAAAAAATAAAAGTTCACATAGCTAATAGTTCATCTTTGCTAGATATGAATGTTCCAGACGATGAAAAACTTTATGGTTATCATAGACTTGACGATCCACTTGTTTCTACAACCACACAAGGTAATATGTTAATAACAAAAAAATCAAAGTTAGAACCGCCAGAACCACTTGATTCAAAACCTAATTTAATAGGTAGAGTTGATATACCTGGCATAAGTTATGAGGAGAAAAAAAATGCTTGATTTAGGATCAGGAACTGTTGGAAGTGTCAATATTAAAACATCACAAGGGGGTGGATTGACAAACGAGCAGATAGCAGACTTAGCTGTTGATAAGATAGCAGGTATATCAGATCAAGCTCCCCCTCATGTTAGGCAACAAGCTAAATTATTTAAAGAGCAACTTAAAGGAGTTTTGTATCATTATATATTATTGGCAAGAAGAGAGGAACGTGCTAGTATAATTCAAGTTCTAAGATCAAGCGGTCAAAAAGAAACCGCTGAATATATAAGGAGACTTTAATATGGCTATAGCACAAGCAATGTGTACTGCATTTAAACAAGAGTTATTGTTAGGCACACACAATTTTGCAACAAACGGAAATGCTTTTAAATTAGCGTTATATGCAGAAGGTGGTGGAGGCAAATCTTCCACAACTGCGACATTAGGAGCAGCAACGACTGCTTTTACGACAACTGGTGAAATTGCAAATAGTGGTTCTTATACTTCTGGTGGTGGCACTTTAACTAAAGTTGCACCGACAACTTCTGGAACAACTGCTTTTACAGATTTTGCTGACTTAAGTTTCACAACTGCAACAATTACCGCTATGGGTGCTTTAATTTATAATGACACTAATAGTGATAAAGCAGTTTGTGTGTTAGATTTTACATCTAATAAAACTTCAACATCTGGCACTTTCACAATTCAGTTTCCAACTGCTGATGCAAGTAATGCGATTATAAGGATAGCCTAAATGTCAAATTCTACCTTACAAGGTTGGGGTAGAGGCACATGGGGTCAAGGTCCTTGGAATGAAGAGATTGACGTTGTTGTTACTGGTGTTGTTGGTACAACTGCTTTAGGGACTCCAGATGGTATACCTGGTGTAAATGTTGCTGCAACAGGTGTTTCTGCAACCACTGCCATAAGTCAAACTGGTGCTAGTACAGTCACTTTCACTGTTACTGTCGTTTCTGGCAACCCTTCAAATCATCCATATTACAATCAAGGATCAACAAATAAGTATGCCATTGGTGGATCGACAGCTACTTCTGATGTTACTTTAACTTTATATGAGGGTAATACTTATAGATTTAATCAAGATGACAGTAGTAATGATGGTCATCCAATTAATCTTTATGAGGATAAAGACAAAAATACAAGATACACTAGTGGTGTAAGTTACAATATAGATGGTTCATCTGTTTCTCAGTCATCTTACGTTGACACCACTACTTTTAATGCAGGCACAACTAGATATGTAGAAATAACTGTTCCAGACGGAGCACCTACATTGCATTATCAATGTTACAACCATGCTCTCATGGGTTATTTTGGAAATACTCTTGGTATTCCTAACATAGCAACAACAACTGGAGCATCTGTTACTGGAAATGTTGGAACAACTGCATTAGGCTCAGAGTCTGTTGTGGCTAGTGTTGACGTTAGTGTCACCTTAGATGCTGCACAAGCACAACAATCTAGTGTTGTCACAGTGCCACAATGTGTGGTATCTTTAACGGGAGTAAGTGCTACTGGTGGCACTGGAGAGGAATTAGTATATAGTTTAATAGTTCCAAATCAAACAGCTAACTGGCAAGAGGTCGCATAATGGCAAGTACATTTGTAAACAATTTGAGACTCGAAGAAATGAATACTGGCGAGCAGTCAGGACAATGGGGTACTAAAACCAACACAAACTTAGAACTTATAGGTGAGGCTTTAGGTTTTGGCACGGAGGCCATAACTACTAACGCTAATACTCATGCAACGACAGTGGCAGATGCAACTTCTGATGCAGGAAGAGCAATATATATCTCATATACTGGAGCTTTGGATTCTGATTGCACCATTACTATAGGTCCAGACACCATGAAACGAGTTCATATAATAAAAAATGCAACTACCGATAGTGGTAGTTCAGGTCCATATAATATTCTTATAAAACAAGGATCAGGTGCTGGAGCAGCAGTTACCATACCAAACGGAGATACTAAAATTGTTTCATTAGATGGTGGTGGCAGTGGTGCTATAGTTACAGATGTTTTAGATTCATTAAGTGTAATTGATCTTAAAGTGCAAGATGACCTTACAGTATCAGATGATTTATTATTATCTAGTGATAGTGCTGTAGTCAAGTTTGGTGCAGATGCAGACACTACCTTAACACATACAGATGGCACTGGACTTACTTTAAATGGCACAAATAAACTTACGTTTGGTGATACAGCTAGTTTTGTACATCAAAGCTCAGATGGTGTTTTGACAGTAGATGGTGAAGCAACTATTGATTTAAATGCCTCAACGGCAGTTCTTATAAGTAATGATTTAAAATTAGATAGTGATGCAGCAGTGTTAGGTTTTGGTGTTAACAACGATGTAACTTTAACTCATGTGCATGACTCTGCTTTATTATTAAATGACGCAATAAAAATGACTTTTAGAGATAGTGCTTTGTCTGTAAGTTCAAGCACAGATGGACAACTTGATGTAGATGCAGATACAGAGGTAGAAATTACTGCACCAACAATAGACCTAACTGCATCAACTAAGGTTACAGTTAGTAACGATGTTGAGGTTACTGGCA